GCGACGACTAGCTTCGCCCTCAGCATGCCTGCCTGCCCAGCCGTCGGTTGCAACAACTATCGCAGCCCTAATTGCCCGTAAAAGCACAGAGCAGCGAACACCCGAATGGTATATGCAAGCATGCAGCATCCTAACTGCATCAGAGCTCGGCGGTCTCTTCGGGTCTCCTAGGCTCCGCGGACAATTAGTTATGTCGAAAGCAGTTGCACCGACGCCCGAGGAGATTCAAAAACGGTGCTCGAAATCGCTAACGTGTCCATCGGAATTCATGTCGCCATTTGATTGGGGAATCCGATTTGAGCCAGTTGTCAAACAGATTTATGAGCGGCGACATGGCGTGCAAATCAGCGATCTCGGTCGACTCGTTCATCCTACCAATCCGCGTATTGCAGCAAGTCCCGATGGCCTCATCAGCGCTGCTACCAACCCTGGGGAAAACCGCCTCGGTGCCCTCATTGAAATTAAATGCCCAATTAGTCGCGATCTTGATGATAAAGTGCCAGCGGATTATTATACTCAAATGCAATTACAATTAGAGGTAACTGGATTGGAGGTTTGCTATTATGTGGAGGCGCGTTTCCGGTCGCCATGTGCCGCACGGAATGCACAACACATGATTGTGGGACCGCCGGTCATTGAAGGGGTTCTTTGGCTCGTGGAACACAAGGACCCTGTAAGTGGTTTCGAGAGCTGCCGCTATGTATATGGCCCAGTTGGGGCCGCACCTGAAGAACCACCCTGCCACCTAATTGGTCAACATGACGTGGTCATTGAACGCATTCCCTGGGCCCTCATGGCGTGGAATGATATTGAGGTGCACAGATCCCCAACCTGGTGGGATGGGTTGCAGCCGAAGCTCGCAGCGTTCTGGGATGATGTTGAACGGGCTCGTCGTGGTGAATTTGTTGTGCCGGCTGCGCGGCCGCGGAAGGCAGCAGCAGCAGCAGCAGCGGAAGCAGAGGATGAGTGCTTGATTAAGGTGTGAGGTATTTGCATAAGCATCCCTATTTTTGCTTGTAAAAGCTCAGGACGAACTCCCCACGACCCGACGAGCAGGAATCAGGATAAGACGGCATGTAGTTGTTCGTCTCCTGCTTGTAATTGCCGACCAGTTCCCGCGACCGCATATAATCCTTCGCGTAGCAGCTAAGTGCATTCTCGCCATAATGAAGAGCTGCCTGGTCCGTTGTCGGCATGTCAAGCAGTGTATAGGGTTCGCCAGAATTCACCTTGCGTGGTGCAGGACCGGATGGACTGAGAGGGTCTCGCGGCTCTGCGCCAACAAACGCCTCCCGCACAAATGCAGGCGCAGCCCTAAATGCAGGCGGGGCAGTTATCGCGCTATGTGCAAGAATACCAATTAGGATGAGTAGAAGGACAATTAGTATGCCGACAGAATGGGTGCGCATCTAGTTTGCCATGGGATAATATAAAGAGGCTGCTGCATTTACAATGTAAGAATGGTTTCTGCTGGGAGATGCAAATATTTCCACACCGAATACATTAATCAATTCCTAAATGAACCACTCGCATCTGGAGGACGCCTGGCGAACATTGAGCAGGGTCAGGTGCGGAAGCTGGATGCTGACATGTTTTCACCTGAGAATCGGACAGCTGCCGAGAAGGTTGCGAAGTATTTTTACAGCCCCGCCGGCTATGATATGGGAGAGCCGCCTAAGTTTTTTGCTGGTGAATTTAGCGATGAGGCGGCCCTCTTCCTGGCGCGCGTCTGGGCCGCTCGTAAAGCATGTGTGGCAAATCGTATGACCCCCTATGAGGCTGGCTCGGATATTCATAACGCGTTCGTAGCGTGCTGGCTGCGTGCACGCGGTCACGGGGCAGCATCGGACGCGTATGATGCACTGTGCTGCCCCTGGGAATGTGTCATGTCGGCAATTAGGAAGACGGAGGACATGTTCATTGCATTCGCAGTGCGCCGTTATGCGCGGGGACAGCTCTGCACAAGCCCGCTCAGCAATAATATGAGCCACGAGGCAAGTGTTATGCTCGATTATGTGCGGGATAGTCTGCGCTATGAGGAGCCGGCACTCTGTGCGGGTCTCTAGAGCGGCTACCTAACCACCTAATTGGTTCACGCAATCATATAAATATATTCTATATTTTTATATGATGTCAGCGCTGCAGAAGAGGCCCCTTAACAGTCCAATCATATTATCAATACTCCCTCATTTTGCTGCGGCGGCACTGGTAGCAGACGTGGCACCCGCCTATGCAACACTTGTCGCCCTATCATCTATCCTAAATGTTGCTTGGCATTGGCAGCACGAGCCCGCTGGTCTTTTATTCGTTCTCGATTATGGCGCAGCGGCAATTTGGATGGCGGCAGATTGTTGGATTTCGTTGGACGGCGGTTTCTTCACAACAGCGGCCACCCTAAATGCAGTCTCTCTTACAGTCAATCAGGGGCTTGCGCGAGTGCGGAAAGGGCCGCACTGGGATTATTTTCACAGTATATTGCATGCCCTAAATGTGGTAAAGGCTCTCTATATATCTTATTTGATTCGCTCCACTGGTGCAACTGAAGCTGACCTAAAAATTGACTTGGACCCACCGCCTAGCATCTAGGCACACAAGCCTAAGATACCTTCAGAATGTCTTCCTATCTATCCATGTATGTCATCAAGCGCGACGGTCACAAGGAGGAGGTGAGTTTCGACAAAGTCCTTCGCCGCATTCAGGCGGCAGGTCGCGGACTCGAAGTGAATCCCGTCCTAATTGCCCAAAAGGTCCTGATGCGCATTTACGACGGTGTCAGGACGAGCGAGCTCGATGAGCTTGCAGCCCACTTGGCGAGCTCCCTCGCAACTGTCCAACCCGATTACGGGAAGCTAGCCGCACAGATTGCCATTTCAAACCATCAGGCAAATACGCGGACATCATTCTCAGAGGTCGCACTCTCACTCGCCAATCAGGTGCATCCAAAAACGGGAAAGTCAGTTCGCTATATTAGCACGGAGCTGGAATCAATAGTGCGCGAGCACGGCGCTGAAATTGATGCAATGGTTTGCCATGACCGTGATTTCCTCCTCGACTACTTCGGATTCAAGACCCTGGAGCGTGCCTATCTCCTAAAAGATGTTACTGGGAAAGTGGTGGAGCGCCCACAGCATATGTGGATGCGGGTCTCCCTCGGAATTTGGGGGACCGACCTGGCGAAGGCGTTCGAGACATATGAGATGATGAGCACAAAACGGGCAACTCACGCGACGCCGACACTCTTCAACGCCGGCACCCCTAATTGCCAACTCAGCTCCTGCTACTTGCTCGCAATGAATGATGATAGCGTGACGGGCATTTACAAGACGCTGGCAGATTGCGCACAGATTTCCAAGCATGCTGGAGGAATTGGCCTGCATGTGCATAATATTCGTGCAAAGGGCTCCCTAATTGCCGGCACAAATGGTATTGGAAACGGGCTCACACCCATGCTTCGCGTCTATAATTCCACAGCGCGCTACATTGACCAAGGAGGGAACAAACGTAATGGCTCATTTGCCATCTACCTGGAGCCATGGCACGCGGATATTGAGGATTTCCTGCGCCTCAAGCTCAATACTGGCGCAGATGAAGAGCGGGCACGAGACCTCTTCTATGCAATCTGGATGAATGACCTATTTATGGAGCGCGTGGAGACTGGCGCGGACTGGACTCTCTTCTGCCCTGTAGAGGCGCCTGGGCTCGCCGATGTGCATGGAGCGGCATTTAGGGAGTTGTATGAAAAGTATGAGCGCGAGGGCAAGGGCCGCCGCAGCGTGTCAGCGCAGAAGCTCTGGTTCAAGATGCTCGACGCGCAAATTGAGACAGGGACGCCCTATATTGTCTATAAGGACGCCGCGAATGCCAAGAGCAATCAGAAGAATTTGGGGACGATTAAGTCAAGCAATTTATGCTGCGAAATTGTCCAGTTCTCTTCACCTGAAGAGACGGCTGTGTGCAATCTCGCATCCGTTGCCCTGCCGGCATTCGTGAACCAGGCTCGACGCACATTCGACTTTGAGGGACTCCGTCGCACGGTGCAAACAGCGACGCGCAATCTGAATCGTGTCATTGACATCAACTTCTACCCGACGCCTGAAACACGGCGCTCAAACATGCGTCATCGCCCGATTGGGCTCGGCGTGCAGGGGCTTGCGGATGTGTTCGCCATGTTGCGACTCCCCTGGGAGTCCGAGAAGGCCGCTGACCTCAACCAGCGCATCTTCGAACACATTTACTACGCCGCCCTAACTGCCAGTGTAGACGCGGCTGTGGCCGATGGTCCCTATGAGACGTTTGCCGGCTCCCCAGCAAGTGAAGGAATTCTCCAGTATGATATGTGGGGCGCCGAGCCCCTCACCCAGGCAGACGGCACGCTCGACTGGACCGCCCTAAAAGCCCGTATTATGACCAGCGGTCTACGCAATTCTCTCCTTGTCGCTCCCATGCCGACTGCATCGACGAGTCAGATTCTCGGCTGGAATGAATGCTTCGAGCCATTTACGAGTAATATCTATACACGCCGCACACTCGCTGGCGAATTCATCATGGTCAATAAGCACTTAGTCAGGGACCTGATGGAGGTGGACCTCTGGTCTGAGGACCTGAAGCAGAAGATTATTGCAAACAATGGGAGCGTGCAGGGAATTGCTGAAATTCCGATTTCCATCCAGGAGCGATATAAGACGGCGTATGAAATCAAACAGCGCACCCTAATTGACATGGCTGCCGCGCGCGGTGCATTTATCTGCCAGTCGCAGTCGCTCAACCTGTTTGTCGCCGACCCGACATATGCGAAGCTGACGAGTATGCACTTCTATGGCTGGAAGAAGGGGCTCAAGACGGGTATTTACTATCTGCGCACAAAGGCGCCGACCGCCGCTCAGAAATTCACAGTTGACCCTGAGCTACTCGCAGCAGTTGCTGCAGATAAGGAGCGCCATGATAAGGAGCGTGCAGAGGCGGATGAGGGGTGCATCGGTTGCAGCGCTTAACTTCACAACCCAGGTCTAGCCC